CCCACCATCACCGCTGCCAGAACCCCCACCAAGCCCACCAAGGCTTTCTAAGAGCGCCATAATTCCACCGGAATCGCCTAATAACTTGCTTAGGTTACTTGGCTGCGAATAGCTCGTTGTCTGTGCTTCTAGTGGAAGTCCTTGTAATAAAGACTGCTGGTACTGTACTTGTTTGTACGGAAAATCTCGTTCTTCTTCAAACTGCGCCCTGTCTGCGGCTATGCCTTCAGCGGTAATGCCCCTCTGCGTAGCACCGGCTCCTGTCTGTGCAGCAAGTGCCTCTAGTCCGTAACGGTTGCTAGCGTCTTGAGCAGTCTGTTGTCTACCCTGCTCAGTATTAAATTGGTTAAGAGCTTTATCATAAGCGTCGCTGTACCCTTGACCTGTAATAGCAGCAAGATTTTGCCCTAAGTTACGATTACCTTCAGACTCCATAATAGCCTGTCGAGTACCACCAAAAGCACCGGCTTGAGTTAACCTACCAGCGTCAGCTAAACGACTAATATTAGATTGGCGGCGTGCTTCATCGAGTTGCGGATTTAACGCAGCTTGTAAGTAAGGATTCATATACTGCGAGGCTACGTCACCTCCCATGCCTCCCGCCGGTACATTCATTGCCATACCTGCCGAGTCGTACTGCGGTACAGGAGCACCAGCACCAGTAAAGGAACTAGGTGTAAACGCGCCCATGTTAGTAGGTACAGTTAAGTTCCCAATACCTTGGAACGCTGTGTTTTGTATATCTGACTGTCCCGCAGAAAGAGGGCCGGTGTAAGCTTCATATCCTTGATTAGCAAGGGCTTGCCCTCTACCTAGCATGTCAGTTACGTAATCACCCGCCCACGAAGATAGCGAAGATTCTTTGCCTACTGGTTGTCCTACATTAGGGTCTGTAGGAACTGGTATATTTGTACCTGTACCTGTCCCTGTTGTCCCACCTTCATTAAATCCAAATATACTCATAAATTACGCCGGTAACATTTTTTTAGGGTTAATTTCTTTACCTTGTTTTTTATTGCCTGTACGTTCTTTACGTACTCGATCCATCATAGCGTGTAACGCCTTAGCACCTGCATCAGAGTTACCGTTACCTAAATGACTTACCACATCAGCAGGTATAACAAACTCACCATCGCTTAATCTAGCTTCTTGCCCACTGTCAATTCTAGCAGGTACTTTATCAGCCATACCATCGCTACTACCATTTAAATAACGTCCCTCACGCATGGCAAGAATACCCCCTTGGGCCATCGTTACTTTTTTAATATCTTTTGGAGGCCGCGAGTCTGTTAGTTCTTGTTTGTTTATTCCCGCTAGCCCCATCGCTTGTTGTTTGGCTTTTGCACGAGCGGCTTGCGCGGACATGGGCTGCGCCTCTCCCTTTTCTGCAAATATAGTGTCACTAAAGTAGCGCCTCCCTTGCTCTCCGGGCCGTCTATTTGGATCTGCACCTTCTTGAGGTGCCGCTTTACGTGCAGGCATTGCCACACGATCACGTACCGCTTCATACTCAGGTATCTTACCTTGGTACCCTACTTGAGGTATTTTGGTTTCGTTAAGCCCACTGTTGTTTACTAATGCAGACAACCCTAAAGCACCTACAGGGCTATTTAAAAGATCCATAACCCCAGAGCCAAGATCTGACCCCGTAAATTTGCTTGTTAAATCTGAAAACCAACTCATTATCTATCTCCAATAAGCCGTAGTAGCTCTTCGTTTACATCTAATACCCCACCTTTAGCGAAACCAAAAGGTTTTCGCGGGGCTTGCCTGTTAGGTTGGCTGGGTTGACTAGGCTGACCAGCTTGTCTATTTACAGTAGGGCCGTAAGGAGAAGCAAACAGATTCTCCTGTTGAGGATTAGCAAACACACTATTAAAATCGTATAAGTAGTCTATCTTAGCAAGTTCGCCGGGTCTTGTTGTTACTGTTTGCCCTTGAAGATCCTCTGCTCCCATCAACATATTTAAAAAAGCGTTGTTTTTGTTCTGCTCTGTTTGTTTTTGGAAGTTCATTTCGATCTGCTGCTGCATGGCTAAGTCGCGCTGCTGCTGCAATTCTCGTTCTTGTTGTAGCTCTTGTTGTAGTTCTTGTTGGGTTTTAAACAACCCTGTAGCAGCAAATTTATTATCAAACGCCGTGTCTAGTGTTTGATCTCCTGCCATAACCCCCTGCAAAAGTTGCTGGTCTTGTATGTTAACAACGCCGTCACCGTTAACATCGTACCCCAGTTGTTCTTCTGTAAGTTCAAACGTGGCTGGGTCAGCAAGAGCTTCTTGTTGCGCTATTAAATCAGTAACAAAATCTACATCTACATCGGTCACTTCTGACGGAGGTTTACCGATTATTGCCGCTATGGTGTCAATCTCTCCAGACAGCCCTGTTTCCGTTTCACCTATCGCCGCAAGTAAATCTTCTTCGGTTTGTCCTATAGTGCCAAGCAGTTCTTCTTTTGTTAAACCTAGCTCTTTGGCGAGATCGTCTACAGAGTTACTTACATCCGCTACATCATCTTTTATTGCCGCAATTGCGTCTGTCTCTGCTTTAACTTTTGCCTCGGCATCTCTAATTTCTTGCGCCTCGTCTGCGGCTTGCTTTGCATCGGCTCTTGTCTTAGCTAAATATTCTTCGTAGGCGAGCTTATCGTCGGCTCTGACTTTGGCTTCGTTATCTTTCGCCGTGTCGTATGCACCTTTTGCGTTGCTAAGTTTAATTTTAGCTGCCGCTGCTCTAGCCCCTTCAACTTCTTTTAGCCTTCTAAGTTCCGCAACTACAGCGCGAAAACGAGGGCTATTATAGTTTAAAGTTTTTAATTCCGCTTCATACGCGGCTACAGTGTCGGTGTATTCTTTCGGTGTCTTTATAGCGTCTTGAGCGTCTTTGTAATTTTGCTCTGCGGTATTTGTAGCCGCTTTAGTTTCTACTAATGTGTCTGATTCCGTGTATGGGTCAGCTTCTACCTCTGACTCTACCTCTACCTTTGTTTCCGTTTTAACTTCTGTCTCTGCGGCTTCAACTGTTTCTTCTGGAGTACCTGCATCATCAGACCCGTAAGACTCCATTATTTTATCTATAACAAGATCGGCATTAACTGAGGTTTGCCTAACGTACTGCTCGGCTTCTTCTTGGGTTATGCTAATACCTGCTTCCGCTGCGGCATCCATAACTTCTTGAGAATCTATGTAACGACTATCTACGTACGCATCTACTTGTGTATTTAATTCAGCATCAGGGTTATTACCTGTGTACTTGTTTAGATCAGCTTCGGTGGGTTCATAACCGGGATTAGCTTCTTGGAACGCATCTAAGGCTTCAGAATAGGTAGTGTACTGGTCGTTGAACGCATCATTTAATAAGCTAGTTTCCAGACCAGCAAAAGAGTCGCTATCTATGCCGAATTGAGACAGCGTTTGCCTAAGCTCTGCGTCGGTCATTGCCCCATTTTTAGCGCCTTCTATTGCTGCGCGTATTGTGGGAGACGTGTTTTTGACTACGTTAGACAATACATCTGCGACCTGTATGCCAGTACCAAGACCCGCTCCAACAGAGCTACCAACTATGCCAGCTAAAATAGCAGAGGTGGCAATATTAGCGTCAACAGGGCGAGTAGGATCTACTTCGTATAAAGCCACCTCAATTACTGCTTGTACAGCCCCTTCTTCAAGGAATTCTGCTCCGCCTTCCGTTGCAGTACCTACACCTATTTTAGACACACGTTCTATAAAACTATCTATGAATTTGGTAGACATAGATGTAACTTTGTCCCCAAACAAACCCTGCGCTAGTTCTTCTCCACCAAGAACTTTATCGCCTATAATGGATGTTATAAAACCAGTGATTCCTGCCTTACGAGCTACTGAAGTAGCGAACTCTTCAGCTTCTTTTATTTGTGTTTCTGATAATGGTATAGACCCAACCCCCGTAGCTTCCGCTATGCGAGCATTACGTTTTTCAAACTGAGTTATTTTAGCGTTGTAACTTTCTTCGTAGCCGCTTCTTGCTGCATCGCCCGTTGCTTCTGCACTGTCGCTAAGTGTTGTAACGTTTACAGCGACCATTGAAGGGTCTAGATTTTTTGCAAAGTTATTAGCTATCTCGTCACCAAATTTTCTAGCTACGTTTGCGGTTATTTTAGCTCCAGCAAAAGCAACGCCACCTGTACCAATTGCTATTAGCTCTGATGCTGCTTCCTTAACAATATAATCAAGACCAAACTCTATGGGATTTTCCGAAGCCGCACCTATAATAGCTTCACCGACCAATAACCAACTGTCTTTTGTACCCAGACCTTGCCTCTTAGCTTTGTCCCTAGCGCCTTGCAGTCGTTTTTCTATGTCTTTAAGACCTTTCTTGTAGTCTTCTGGTTTACTAGAACCTGTCATGTCAGTAATAGCTTTTAACGTCTTACCAAGTTCGGTAGATCCGGGGTCTATACCACCTAGAGCAGCAAGCCCTAAAAATGAATTGGCTACATCAGCGCCAGCTTCAATAGCAATAGCAGTACCTATAATCCAGTCATCGTCGCCTGTTTCTTCAGCAGCAGTTACAGCGCGTTTTGCTAAATCATATAACCCAAAAGCATCTTCAACGCCGGTTTTATATAGAGTGTCTTCGTGGTATCTACCTGTAGTTTCGTCTACCGTACCTAATGCGCGTAGGTATGCTTCGCGGTCATCTCCAGCACGTAATTCGTCAAGGGCAACGGTATCTAACGCACGTACTGCATCTAGCACGCGACCAGACGTATCCATACCTAGCTCTTCCATTACTCGTAGGTGTGAGTACCCGTCATCTCTAAGTTCTTGGTAGGCGTTAATTGCCTCGGCTCTAAAATCATCTGCCCCAGCGGAGTCTCCACCACTTTCTACATCCTCTCGGTGCATAGCTTCAGCAATCTGATCTATGGTGTTACCGACTAGGTACGCTCTATCATCTTTAGATAACCCAGATACTTCTGCCGAGGTGCCAGATTTATAATCAACACCTAATCCTATATTTGAATCAAAGTCTGCGAGTCCAAAATCTTCTAATTCTTGTTTTACAGTTCCGTTATTAATAGCTGCAATGTAAGAATTGTAGTCTCCCCCCATAAGTGTCCACCCTAAAGGCGGTTCTGGTACTACTGTAGAGGCTTTTAATTCTGTTAATGAAGGTTTACCTAGAAACGGTTCTAGGTTGTTTAGCGCTGTTTCTATTTGTTCAGAGCCAAGATCAAAATTGTCGGTTACGCCGTCCATTTCTAGTTTTAGTAGTAACGCAACACCTTCTGGGTTTATTGTGGGGTCTATTGTAGTTTGCGAAACACTGTCATATATAGACCCGTCTGACTGCACTGTCCAAATAGCGCTGCCATCTTCAAGAAAGGTTTTTTCTAAACCTGAGTTCACTGCGTTATTACGGTAATCTACAAAAGCACCATTACCAGAACTTTCAAAGTTATACGAATTAAACAATTCATTATTACTAAGTGAAGCAACAGCATCATCCGGTATCTCTGTACCACCAAACATGTTACCTAGACCATCTCTTGTACTACGTAACACGCTACCCATAGCCTTTAAGAAACTGTCTTTGTTGTACCCTGCTATACCCCCACCAGATACCACATACTGTCCAAGACCCGTAGCCATAGCGGTTTCAAAGTCTAACCCTCGCGCTAGACCTTGTTGAGTTTTAACTAAACCACCTACAAGAAGTTCTTGGTCTACACCTGCGCGACTAAGGAATTCAGAGGTAAGCCCTACTTTATCAAGAGCGGTTGAAGTAAGAGCAGGGCCAAACGCTGCTAGGAACCCTGCACCTACATTTCCAGTTAACGCACCTATACCTATCTGAGTAGCGGCGTATGCGGCTTGCCCTACTTTGTAGTTATTTGCAGCGGTGGTAGCAGCGATAGCGGCTTTACTACCTGCTTTTGCTCCTTTGGCGGCTTTAGCAGTTGTAGACGCTTCTGTAGCTAGATTTGCTAATATCTCAGAAGCAGCAGCACCCGCCCCAGCAACGCCCATATTTAGAAGAACGTCTTTAAAGTCTCCACCTTGCACTGCGGTAGTAGCTCCAGCAACAGCAGCAGCAGCAGCGGCAGTTTGAGCCACACTATATCCAGTAGTAGCAGCGGTAGTAGCGGTAGCAGCAACAGCGGTGGTAGGAGCACCAAACACTCCTGCTTTTAACAACATTTGCGGAGCATAAATTGCCGCAGCAACAGTAGCAATTATCTTTAATGCGCTACCTAGATCGTTGTCTTTTACTTCGTTGGTACGTATTTCACCATACGAAAAAGGGTCATAGAGGTACGTAGACCCGTCTTTGGTCTGCCGCATAGGACTTACTTCGTACTTTGCATACAACGCCTGTAACATTGGGTCTGTGTTAAACGTCTTTACTAGAGCATCTTCATAACTAATGCCTTGCGTAGTCTGTAAATAGGCTACTTGTTCTGTAAGAATAGGCTCAATAAACGAATGAAATTCTTCCGATTTAATAGGTTTGCTTTTATCTGACCCACCAAACCTACCAAGTTTTTGTGCGGTTGGAGTAAAGTCATACCCGTAATACCCACCAAGTATTGTTGCTATTTCTTCTGGAGAGTCGGCAACATTCAATACCGCATAAGCGGATTGAGCTTCGTTTTCGTCTCTAGGTTTACCGCTGTATATATCTGTTAAATACTCAGGAGCGCCAGTAGCGTCCATGTATTGGTCTGAGCTTATAAGAGTGGATATGTTTGAGTTGGTATAACTACTAGCGCCTTCTCCACCTATTAGATCCATATAAGCAATCATGTCCGAATCGGAGAATGCTTTGTTAAACGCAGTGCTGTAATAGCCCGCTAACTTATCTCCATCGTTTACTTTCCAATAGTCCGCGCCTTTAGCTAAATCTTTTTTATACTGGTCAATAAACTTCTTTGTTGACGCAGCATCGTAGAAAGGATTAAACGCGGTAGCAGCACTTCTAGAATCAATTTTATCTTTAGGCTTAGGTTTTGAAACGCTTGTTACGGGGGCGTTATAGCGGTCTGCATTAGCTATAAAATCAGCTAAGTCTTCTTCAGATGGCTCATTAAAAGACGACTCCATTATGACACCTCTAATAAACTAGCTACAACGTGTAGCCTGTTAGCAGTCGCGGCGGTAACTTTAACAATTTCTGATTCTTCTACTACCAATGCTTCGGTAAGTAACTCTACAGTAGTGTTAGCGGCTACAGCTTTAACTTTAAACACGCTAAAAACCGCAGCAGCGGCATCTGTAATAGTTACCGTTAAAGTGTCAGCGGTGCCTGTATCTTCTGATACAAGAATAGACTTTATAATAGCTGTGGTCGCAGTGGGGCACGTATACAACACAGTTGCATTAGTGGTGGTAAGGTCTACCTTTGCATTTTTATAGTTATGCGCCATTAGCTAAAGAACCACCCTGCGGTTTCGGCCTGCGGTGACAAAGACGCTGTTCGTATTCCTTGATCTAATTGGTCAAAATACACTCGCAGCACGTTGTTAAACAACTCAAAATCTAGCTGGCTATACTGCGCTGGCGCATTCGGTAAGGTTGGGGCAACAAAATCTATGTTGTATCTTGTAGTATCTACAGTCATTACCGTCTCCCATCTGGTCGCATATCTATGCGTGGAGAGCCTAACTGCCAAGCTACCCCTGTATCGGTAGACTGTATCTTTATAGCCATCTGCCTACCCCGCACGCGAGTGTTTATCTGTGTTGTAAATACTTCTACAGGAGAAGAGGCGCTGCGAGTTACTGTACCACTACCTGACCCACCCTCAGAAATAGGGTTGTTGTACCCAGACCCAGAAGATTGTAGCGGTAAGAACTCCATAGTGACACTAGGACTATCAGCGGTTGACCCGTCGAAAGATATGTCTGGTATGACACGATGCACAAAAGCAAACTGATGCCCGTCTTCTAAGTCAAACTGCGCGGAAGATATAAAAGAATCTATAGCTGTTACTGAGCTAGTAGCATTATCGTCTATACCTTCTTCGTGGTTAACTAGATTATTGTTATATGTTGCTGCTATAGGAAATTCTCGTGTGCCAGAGTCTACCCATGCGGTACGTGCTAGAGTGCCGTAGTACCAAATATCTTGGTCGTAGTTGTATATGACGTACTTATCTACCGAAGTAGAACTACCGGAACAGTAGAACCACCAGATCTCACCAAAACTTTCGTTTGCACCGGCAAACACCTGTGCGTATTGCTCGGCGTTTAAATCGTTAAATATGTACTTTTTAAGGTCACAGCGTAGGGTTTGAACTCGCCCATCGTACTTGTAGAAGTTACCTACACCCATCCAATAAGCTACACCGTTAACGTACATAGGAGAGTTTCTAGACGCTATAGATATGTTATCTCCTAGTAGCTGCGCTCCCCACACAATAGGTGCGCCTACATATTTCATCGCGTATACGGCGCTATCCGTCCATATAAGAACTTCTTGGCGTGCCTGCACCCCTGTAATTATTTCAGAGCCACGAGACAATCTAAGACTACCCGATTGGTTTGTAGCAGATGGTGTCCAGTTAATTGCGCTCTCTTGGTCTGACCACCTAACAAGCATAGGATCTAAAGTTGTAGTGCCGAAGGCATTGGCACCAAGACAAAACACAAACCTATTTATGTCTGATACCAAAATAGAATTTTGTACTACGGGGGGATTAGACGCATTGGTTACTGTAGACAGGGCTACTGCACGGGTAGTTAGCCCATCTTCTGATTGATCCCATAAGAAGATACCCGCTCCGTGGGGGCCAAATAAAAGATCTTCCCCAAAATTATCTTGGCTCCAAGAACGAAAAGAGTCAGTAGAAGTTCCGCCTGTACCCCATACCCCATCACCCCATACGGAAGCACCCCAACCTGCTAATGGCGCTTCTGTCTCAGGGCCGGTATTAATTTGGTATTTGGCTGTTACAGTTCCGCCACCCGTAGCAGAAGAAGATGCAGCAGAGGTAAATTCTATGGTGTACGTGTTAAGAGAGGTGTTTTTACTTATTTGAAACTCCCCTACTACAGTAATACCGCCTACCGCAGCACCCCCACTAAACGTAACAAAGTCTCCATCAATGTACCCACCGTTAGCATCCGCAACGGTCACGGTAGAAGACCCAGATACGGTAGTAAACGGGTTGGTCAAAGTGACAGTTGCACGTTCTGGGGTTACGTCGTAATACGCACCACCATTTTCTATATAAAATTTAAGGTTAGTACCTATACCTAGGAGTTTGTTACCCCCTAACGTAACCCACGAAGACAACGACCTAGCTACTCCAAGAAACGTATCGGAAGACAACCGCGTCCACCCACCTATTTTTTCGGGCGTACCTTGCCTAAACCGCACTTTATCGCATTCATACCACCCACCCTCGCTGGTATACACAGTGTTTTCTCGGTTAACTCCGGGTTTAAGCTGTAATTTCTTTAGCGGCATTACCGATACTCACCTGTGCGAATCATTTCAGTAACTTCAACAGCGCGATTGCCCACCTGCTGACTCCACTTGCTGTCCATGAATTCATCAGCAGCAACGTCAAATTGCTCACGGGACATGGCCTCTAGCGCCTTAACAAAGCCACGCAAACGAGTCTGGCCCAGATTAAATGAGATGTCCACCAAGGCATCTTGTCGCGCTTCGTTCATTGCAGGGAACCAGAAATAGCTATCTGTAAGTTCTTCTTTTACCCGCTTGATGTCATTGTTTAGCAGGTAGTCAATCTCATCATCAGACAGGCCAAGACCGGACTCGCTAATATTTCTACCCACCGCAATTGTTTCATAATTTGCGGAGCACATATAAACTTTAGACCGCACACCTTCGTGGCGTTTAAGCATCTTAATTAAATCGCTCAT